GCACATCGCGGATGTAGCGCATTATGTCAAATTCGGAACCGAACTGGACAAAGAAGCATACAGAAGAGCCACTTCTGTCTATCTAGTAGACAGATGCGTCCCGATGCTTCCAGAAAGGCTCTCAAACGGAATATGCTCTCTTAAGCCAAATGTGGACAGGCTTGCCTTCTCCATAATATTCACGCTAGACAAAGACGGAAAGACCAAAAAAGAATGGCATGGAAAAACGGTGATACATTCGGACAGGAGATTCACATACGAAGAGGCGCAGGAGATAATAGAAGGCGGAGAAGGAGAATTCAGCAAAGAGATAAGAGAGCTCGACAGGCTTGCCAGAAAGATAAGGAAAGCAAGGATAAAGAACGGATCTATAGAAATGGGTGGAATAGAAGTCAAGTTCAAGCTTGCCGAAGACAACAAGAAGCCAATCGGAGTATACTTCAAAGAGCAGAAAGAAGCAAACAAGCTGATAGAAGAATACATGCTATTGGCCAACAAATCAGTAGCCAAGCTTCTAGCAAAAGAGCAATGGCACAATGTTTACAGAGTTCACGACAAGCCGAACGAAGAGAAGCTTTCTTCTCTAAAAGGAGTATGCGACAATTTCGGATATGGATTCGAGATATCCGAAGAAGGAGACCAGCTAAAGAAAAACCTCAACAAGCTCATAATGGACATCAAAGGAACTCCTGAAGAAAACATGATAGAGACGCTGGTGACGAGATGTATGTCCAAGGCCGTATATACTATAAAGAATATAGGACACTACGGGCTTGGATTCACGCACTATTCGCACTTCACTTCGCCGATAAGAAGATACCCGGACCTAATAACGCATAGGATATTGTTCGACAAGCTGACCAGCGGAAAGCAGGGAAATCCTACTAAGATAGAAGAGCAGGCGAAATGGTGTTCCAGCAGAGAGCTCATCGCGGCAAAGGCACAGAGAGATTCGATAAAATACAAGCAGGCGGAATATCTTCAAGACAAGATCGGAAAAGTGTTCGATGCCATAGTGACTGGAGTTATGGACAGAGGAATCTATGCAGAGATAGTAGAAAGCAAATGCGAAGGACTCATAAGGATAGAAACGCTCGAAGGAAAATGGACGGCAGACGCGGATAAGTATATGGCATACGATTCTATGGGTAACCAGATAAGGCTCGGAGACCCTATAAAGGTAGTAGTCAAATCGGTGGATCTAGAGAAAAAGCAGATAAACTTCACGAGATTCTAAAATGGGACAGATGTATCTAGACGGAGAAGACCGAGTCGGCGAGTTCGAATGGGAAGTCGCCGAATTGGAATCTGTTTCGATAGACCAATACGAAGAGATGCTCTCCAAATACGGAGAGTGGGTCTCTTACAAAAGAGAGATAAAGCTGGCAAGCCTTATGAATCCAGACAGGAAGATACAATTCGACATAGAATCTATTTCGATATTGGCATACACAAACGAAGGCGACTATGTCCAGCCAAAGCAGGGACAGAATCTAAAAGACTCGGCGATACACATAAAGGGAATGACTTTCATACTGAAAGAAGGAATCGTAGAAAAGCTCGTGCTGAAATGCAGGCGGCTGGAGACTCCTATGGGAAAGGTGGTCTCGAATCTGATGGACGCCAACATAGACATAAAGATGAAGCAGATGATACTGCACTATCAGGTAAAGTTCTTCTATATAGAAGCTCGGCTAGGAAAAGCCGCATGAAAAAGCCTCTCGATTATGAGAGGCTTTCTTTTTATATTTTCTTTTAGAATTCGAATTCGCCTCCTTGTGCAGGAGCTTCCGGCGCAGCCTGTCCTCCACCCTGTGCTGGGGCCTGTGCCGCTGGAGCCTGTGCCTGAGCACCTCCTTCTGTACCCATCTGAGCGCCTCCTTCTGCAGGAGCGCCTCCTTCTGCAGGAGCGCCTCCTTCTGCACCGCCGGCGATATCGCCCGTAGCGCCAGCGCCGCCAGCTTCTTTTGCCCAATATTTTTGATTGTCTGCCTTTTCTTCTGGAGTGAGCTTGAATACATGATCCATGATCCATTCGATGTGGAAATAAGGCTTTTCTCCATTCATTATACCAGTAAGAGTAGTTATGGCCTCCGCCCTCTTCGCCAAATTGGCTATCTTCTTCCACTCTTCGAATATCTGATTAGAATAGAAGACGATATCCATCTGGTTCATTATTATCTCATCATCTTTCAATTCAGGAAACTCGATAAGCATCTGAAGCTTGAGCGGCTTGACGATAAGCTCTTTGAAGTTTGCCCTAAGTCTGCTTATGAAGTTGTGGAACTTGACTTCGTCGTTTGTCAGGCCCGCAGTATCTGCAATGAATGTACCCCCACCGCTTTCTGCCTCGAATCGCTGGATCGGAATCTTAGAAGCACGCTTGAGCGCTTGATGGAACCATTTGAGCATGCTTTCCTCGTTTAGGTCATGTCCCTGAGGAGATTCTAGAGTCATGTTGGGAGAACCGGCGTCTCCTTCTGGAAACCAAATCTGCTTGTTGTAAGGAAGATGCTTGCTTCCATTGAGAGTAAGCGTTCCAAGAGTATCGTCCCATTCGACTTCTTCGGAATAGTCATGTATCAGCTGGCCTATCTGCTCTTCCGCTCTCTGCCTTGAAAGGCCTTTGATAGGAATAGTGAACTTCTGATAGATAGTCGCGTTTATGACGTTGAACATTATCCTCGTCTGCTCGAGTATCTTCAGCTGGTTGTAAGGCTTTATCAGACCTTCCAGATACGAAGTCTCGGAATAGTCGTTCTGTGTAGAATAAGAAACGAATACTATCTGAGAGTCTAGGAATATCCTTCTGAGCTGCGGATCTTCAGGAAACTGTATCCATAGATGTCCGACATTTGGCTCGTATGCAGGAACTATAGTCTCCGGCCTAAGCCTGTTGAATCCTATTATGTTCTTCTTCTTGTCGTCGTATATTATCTCGACCGCCACGAATCCGTCGATTAGGAAGTCTTTCATCATGTTCCAGGCAGTTATGCTGTCTGAAAATCCATATTTGCTGTATATCTTCTCGAAATACTCTTGGTATTTGTCCTGTATCTCCTGAGAATAGTCGTTTCCTATAGGCCTTGGCGAACAGAAGTCCCTGTCGTCGTTGTATACGATACATTCGTCCGCGACCATGCTGACCATGTCTCTTATCTCGTCTTTTATCGAATATTCTCTCAATATTCTTCTCTTATCTGCATATCCTTTGTCCAGATATGGTATGGACTTTCTGCTGAGCACGGAAGCGACAGCTCTCTGAGAGAAGAAGTCATACATAGAGTTTCCTTTGGCGGCATAAGGATCTTCGTTTATTCCTATACCGACTTGGTTTCTGACGATCATGTCGTCGTAGTTCATTCCATAGTTAGAAAGATTCCTCAATATCCTGCTGAACAGGCCTTTGTTTTCGACCGCGGAATTGACGAATCCCATTCCCTGAGAATCTCTTGTATTATTGTAGTTGTAAGATGCCATCTAATTAAAAAACGCGAAATTTAACGTATATATTAAATCTCGCGTTCCTCTCCGCAGATGCTAGACGTAGAATGTCCTTCCCAAAACTCTTATAGAATCTTTATGTACCTCTATTTCGGAAAGTAGCTTTTTGATATCAGGATGGTAGGAAGAAAGACAACGCAAGAGCTTTTCGTAGCACCTTACAGACTGACGATCCGAGAACAGATTTCCGTCAGACCAGACAACATCACCATTCGATTTGAGATTAGCACATATTCGGTGAGTATTGACGTCGGAATGGAATATACACATAAGAGTATTTGCCTCTCTTTCTCTAAGGACCTGAACCGAGTGGAATTTCGCACCATCGAATCGCCTGACTTCTCCAACCAATATGTTGAAATTCAGCTCATCTATTTTTCTCCTCTCTTGCCTTATGGCATGCTCTACAAGAGAAGATGCTTTCTTTTTCTGGCCTAAGATAGACAGACGCTCTGCCGCAGCGATATAAGTGGAGTATTTCATATAGAAGAGTTTAATACTCTACAAATATATGGAAAATTTCTATTTTCCGCCATATTTCCTCACGCTCTTCTGAAGCCTCTTTATATGCTCTTTCAAAACAACATATCTCTCTGATATTTCTTTGTCTATAGAATAGAAGTCCTGGATTATGGCACCCATCATTTCTTTGTCTCTGGCCTCTTTTGTCTCTAGCTTTTTGTTCCATATCTGAATCAGCTTCTTAGGATCATACGTCGCCATAGGATGTTGAGAGTATAGGAATCTAGGAAGAAGATGCATGTTTATTTTATGAACCATCTTTATCTGTATAGCGTTGTATTCCATTAGAGTATATTCAAATCCAATAGACTTCAGCTCATTATAAGTTCTTTCGTATTCAGTCTTTATAGGAAGATCCTCTTCTAGATCCTTTTCGGTAAGATATTCATCAAAAATAATAGGCCTGACCTCTAAAGGTATGAAATTCAAATTTATTGCGAATACTATTATTTGATTTCCAAACTTTTTGTGGCCAACTACAAAAACCGGAGAATATTTCATCCAATTAGAAGAATCTAGATAATGAAAAAAATAGAAATATCCTTCTTGTATTTTAGAAACATCCATAGACTTCACCATATCAGAGCTTTTAGAATAAGAATCCACCATAAAGGCAGAATTGTTCTTGAAATTTTCTTCTATTCCATTTCCATAAACGAGCAAGCTGAGCTTGACTCTTTCCAAAAGTTCCCCCATAAAAAAGATATTTTATTTATATATAAAAAAAACACTAGACAAATGATAAACTCCAGGCCAAACAACAGCAAATATCACGGAGGAAACTACGTTCCAAAAAACAAAGAAAAAGTAATAAAGCTAAACTCGTATGGCGGAGTTTTCTATAGAAGCTCGTGGGAGAAGAAAATAATGGTATGGCTTGACATGAAAGAGGAGATATTCCAATGGGGAGCGGAATGCATAGAAATACCATACCAGATGACTCACTTTGAAAACGGCAATATAGAAATAAAGAAACATAGATACTATCCGGACTTCTTCTACAAGATGAGAAACTCTCAAGGAGTTCTGAGAGAAGTAGTGATGGAAGTTAAGCCAATGAAAGAGTATAAAATGGTGCAAGACCTAAATGAAGGAAAGCTTTCGGTTCCAGAAAAGGGAATAAAGAAGCTAAAAAGCTTCGAATACGACTTGAAGATGGCCTACAAAAACAAGCAGAAATGGGAAACTATGATAAAATGGTGCGATAAAAAAGGCTACGACTTTATAATAATAACAGAAGAGCATCTAAAGAGATTCAACGTATGAATCCCACAATGAATATCGAAAGATAAATAATCATAGAGATAATAGGATAAAAATATCTCGAATATGCCGAATATAATATATCGTCGGCATGATAGGCAGCGAATTTAAAAAGGCCAGCCAATATGATTCCTGAAAAAAGACCCCAATATGAAGAAAACAATCCTATAAAAGGCCATATGGCAGATCCCACTCTAAGAACATAGTAGATTATATCTATCTTTCTTATATTTTCGGGATCTTTTTTTTCAAAAAGAAGGTCGAGCCTGTTTTTGTTGAATAAATGGTATACTTCGTTTAAAAAAAACAACAATGCCAAAAAATAGAAAGCGCTTATCATTACTCCTCTTTTATTATTATATCTTCCATTTCTATAAGATTGTTCATCTGGTTCTGCCCGATCCTAATGTTCTTATCTATAGACAATATAGAGAACATCGCATCGTTGATATAGGCATCCATAGGCTTTCCAAGTATTCTTTCATATTCATCGGGAACCTGTCCAGAAAATCTACCAGAGTATATAGAAGATACATATAAATCTCTATATTCAGAGTTTATATGCATAGAACATCCATCAGGACGAACTCCTGATCCTCTTTCCGATTCTTCCCACAATTGCAAAATAATCTTATTCATAGCTATTAAAATGAATATTATTTCTATAGCAATATAGAAAAAAGTTTTAGAAAAAAAAATCGAAAAATATGAAATTTATTTTTTTTTGATCTATATCTTAAAATTAAAAGAATATGTATTAAAAAAGACAAATTTTTTCAACATATGCACCTATTTTTAGAGACATATGACAAAAAAGTGCATTTTTTTTTAATAAATATAAAAAATGAAAAAATGAAAAAAATGAAGAAGCTGGAATATATATGGCTGGATGGGTGCGAAACACAACAGCTTAGATCAAAGACCAAAATAATAGATTGCGAAACAGAAACGAAAAAGCTGCTTAAGCAATATAAAACCGAGAAAAGAGCCGCTCCGTTTTGGAACTTCGACGGCTCTTCCACATATCAGGCGGAGACTTCCAAATCCGAGCTAATGCTGGTTCCTAAAAACTTCTTCATAAACCCCTTTTCGAAAGATTCCATATTAGTTCTATGCGAGGTATTCAACACAGACGGAACTCCACACGAAAGCAACACAAGATACAAGATGAATGCAATCTTACGCAAATACGACGATGAGACGATGTATGGATGGGAGCAAGAATATTTCATATTCGACCAAAAGACGAATAGGCCTATAGGATGGCCAGATAAAGGAAATCCAAGATCACAGGGAGAATACTATTGCGCGGTCGGAACAAACAACGTGTCCGGAAGAGAATTCGTCGAGGAACATGCAGACTTATGCATATCCGCAGGCATTTCTATATCCGGAATAAACGCGGAGGTCGCATTAGGACAATGGGAATATCAGGTAGGAACGGTAACGGCGGAAGAAGGAGCGGACCAGCTATGGATATCAAGATACATACTACATAGACTAAGCGAAAAATATGGATATAGAATAGAACTGGATCCAAAGCCTTTCGCGGGAAATGACTGGAACGGATCAGGAATGCATGTGAATTTTTCGACGAAGAAGATAAGAGATGACAAAGAGAACAAAAAAGCCATAGCCATAGATATGTGCGAAAGGCTTTCCAAAAAGCACGCAGAGCATATCGCCGTATATGGAAAGAACAACGAGGCCAGGCTGACCGGCACAAACGAGACCTCATCGATAGACAATTTCGGATGGGGAATAGCAGACAGGACAAAGTCCATAAGGATACCTTCTACGATAAACGAATCAAAAGCGATCGGATACATAGAAGACAGAAGGCCTGCCTCAAACGCAGATCCCTATCTTATCGTCGAAAGAATGGTAAGAACTATATTAGAATAAACAAAATGCCTTTCGTATGAAAGGCATTTTCTGTATATTTGAAAATAAAAAAGACAATATGAAAATAGAAGAATCTTCTACCGAAAGATACGAAGGACGCGTATTCGAAGCAAAAGACAATTTCGGAATCGAGACAACTACAGGAAAGAACCAAGTGAGCCTATACAACCCTTCAGATTTCGTCGACAAGGCTTTGAGCAAGTTCGCCAACCGAAACGTAGAAGTCGAGATTTCTATCAAGATAACCGAAAAACCGAGCGTATAGATTCCTTTCGCATATAGGACTTTGAAGGGTTTATGGAAAACGATATAGTCGCCGCCATGAAAGACGGCGGCGTTTCTATGTCGTATGTCTATATATTGTCGAAAGAATATTTCATTTGATTACAATGAGTGAAGGCCCATGCCATCGTTGCTTCCCTCGATGGAGATTAGCCTTATCTGATGTTCGTTGTCGCCCTTTTTCTTATATAGGTCGTTGTAGCCTTTGGCGATTCCTCGCTTGAATATCTCGGTGAAATATGCGAAGGCATTTACGGATTTTTCTTCGTTGAAGTTATACCAGTTCTGGAAGACGTAGAGCAGGCCGCTCTGGTAGCAATCTAGCTTGTCGTCGTTCGACCAATACCTCATCTTCTTGATGGTCTTCTTGGCTAGAAGCTCGAGCATCTTCTGAGCGTTTCGCGTCAATCTTCCTTGCGCTTTGCTCACTACAAGCTCGATGTAGAGTTCTTTGTTGTTAAGATACATTCATAAGCATTAATTTTTAAATCCATCTGGATTTTTATGCTTCATGTTATAGCATATAAAAATATAAAAGTTTAAAAAATAAAAAATCCTCCAATTTTGGAGGATTTTTATGCAAGCAAGAAATAAATTATAGCTTTATTCTTTCTTTATATTGAAGCTCTTTAACGCCTAAAAGCTCGGCATCTAAAAAAGTCTTTCTTTTTTCGAGGTTTTTAAGAGCGGTAGAAAGAACTTCCGACTCTCCGATCATCTTGATGGATCCCTTAAGCTTGTCGATGTTATAGCAAACGTCTTCCAATTTAAGAGAAACTTCTCTTTCTTTGTCTTCAAGCTTTCTCTTAACGATAAGCTCTTTTCCAAGCTTGTTTTCGTAGAAATAAGTAAGGTCATAGTTTAGCTCGTTTCTAACTTCGTTTACCAATTCCAACGCAGACTCGTATTTGTAGAAAGAGTTTCCGTATCTTTCGTCGCATCTGTATAAGAAAGTTGCGTTTTTATAGTTGAAAGCGAAACACTCAAGATATGGATTGATGAGATTGTTAACTCTTTTAACCACGTCAAGCTCTACGAATTTGTCAAGATTTTGAGAAACTTCCAGAAGAACAGGATAGAAGTTTTTGTTAACGATAGGAACGATAGGAGAGTTGAAAAGGCTTTCCAAAGTGGTCTCTTCGTTCATCTCGTCATCGTTTATATAGACTTTTCCTTTCTTCGCGACAGACAATCCTATAGTAAGATACTCAGAAATCCTGAAGTTTACTCTGTCTTCAGTAACAGAAGCGTATTTCATCGCAGTCTCGAGCATTCTCATAGACTTGAGATCAGCCTCTTCTTTGATATGGTTTTCCAGAAGCGTCTTCTCTATAACGCTTTCGCTGAGAAGGAACCAAGCGTCTCTGACCAAAGCAATATGACCATCTTCGACGGATTCTACTATGGTGTAGATAGACTCGCCTTTTCCGCCGCTGAGAAGATTATTTCTCTTTTCAGGAGACTTAGTTAGGTTATGAACAAACAGCTTTATCTCAGGAACCCAGTCATATACTGCAAGCTCGTTAAGAACTTTAGACATTCTGTCCTGGTCAGACTCGAGATTGATAGTCTGAAGAAGAACGTTTATAGGCTGTCTATATAGCTCTCCGCCGTTTTTAGTGTTAAGCACATTGTATAGGTTCTTAAGCTCATAAAGAAGCTCGAAGCTCTTCATATCATCATTCAGATTCTCCAAAAGAGACCTTACTTCCTTGTCGTATGTATATGGCTTGAGCCTCTCGTTAAGAGAAGCAATGATGCTCTTTTCAGAGGCGTTGTTGCAAGCATTCATATGTCCCTCAACTATAACAGAGATCTCTTCTTGATCAAGCGAAAGATTCTTCTTAAAGTTAAACAGTTCAAGTTTAAGATTCTTCATATTTTCAATAATTTTTTTTATGTATATGAGTATATATTAACGTCAAAAAGCCGTTTTTTTCTATTTTTCTTCATCGCGTCTAGGAGCGACATTCTGTTGCGATATGACCGGATCGTTTGAACTACCGCCAGACCTCTCTCTAGAACGCAATATGTTGTTGAACCATCTTGTTCTCTTAGGAAAAACAGAATATTCGTTCTGAGGAGCCGAGCCAGGAGCCGAGCCAGGAGCCGAGCCAGGAACCGAGCCAGGAACCGAGCCGGATGTATCCACCACATTGGATTGTTGAGTATCATAGAAGCTTCCTGTCTGTCCATATTTAGTAAATCCGTCAGGACCGTCGACCCAGGAAGGAACTCTACCAGGAACATATGGATAAGGTTGATAAGGAGGCTTCGGCGTCGGCGGATAAATAGGAACTTTAGGAATATTTATAATTCCAGGCAAAGAATTATTGGTAGAAGACTCTCGAGGCACAATGATACTTTGTCCATTTGGCTGTGAAAAATAGTCAGAATATCCCCCAGAAAGAACGAAGTCATTTCCATCGACCATTCCAGATCCAAAATCTCTCGGATATCCGACCCCATTGACTCTGTCTCTCCTAAATGCAGGATAATAGGTCTCTACGGTGAATGAGCATTTTAGCCTAATATTGTTGTCGCTAGTTAGGTTCTTTTCTCTGTTCATCTCTATAGAATTGCTATCCGGCATGACCATTATGGCATCGATATTCATGAAATTGTGTTCGAAGTACATGAATTTGTATATCCAAAGAGTGTCTAGAATCGCCTGACTACACTTAAATGTGTCTATTTCGCTAGAAAGCAGTATAGTAAGGTCATAATTGACGGTTATAGGAACGGCCCTTACCTTAGAAAGAACTTTTCGTATCTCCTTTTCGTTCTCAACAACCATACGCAGCCAAACATTAGGATTCGCGAACTCGTCGGATTTTATATTGAAGCCGGTCATAGTAAGATGGCCTCTTGGTATCATGTCTGTATTAAGCTCGACAAATCTATTTTCAGAAACTATGTCGTCTGAAAAAGAATCTAGAAGAAATCTTTCATCTCCCGTCAAAGAATAATATATAGGAACCGGAACAAAGACATCGCCGGACGTGAATCTATTGGTCCATTTTATCTGACCTTCGAGAGTATCCAGAACACACACCGTAAGATCTCGGAAAAAAACGTCTTCGAAGTTGAACTTATCTCCTATCATAAGGATATATATTAAATAAACTTCCTCTCCAATAAATCATATATTATTTGATAAAACTCGATAAAATGTCAGTAAATAGCATATTGCTCTGGGAAAAGTGGAGACCGAAAAAAATAGATGATATAATCCTTCCAAATAGGATAAGGAAGCAATTCGAAAATGGAGTAGGACAGCATTATATATTCTATGGTCACTACGGAACCGGAAAGACCAGCTTGGCGCGAATTCTCATAGGAAAATACTCAAAAGAAACTCCATTTCTAGAGCTAAACTGCTCCATGGATACCTCCATAGAAGTTCTTAGGGAAGAGATTCAGAACTTCTGCAGATTCACTCCGATGTTCGAATCATCGTCAGACATAAAATATGTATTCTTAGACGAATTCGAAAGAGTCTCTCCGCAATTCCAAGACGCCTTCAAGGCATTCATAGAGAAATACAACAACAGTGTGAGGTTTATAATAACCACAAACCACATAGAAAAGATATCGGACGGCCTCAAGTCGAGAATAAAGACTATATGCTTCGACTGCTCAAATCTGGAAGAAGAAAAGCAGCTGAAGACAGAAATATACAAGAAGATACAAAACGAGATAATGCCAAAAGAAGGCAGCGAGATATCGAAAGAACAACTAGTTCAGATAATAAGCAAGAAGTTTCCTGATTTCAGAAGCATATTGGTAGAGGTGCAGGACTTCATACAGACCGGACAGATAGGAGGATCATCTAACATAAGCTCGAAGACAAAATCAGAGCTATATGACCATCTCTATGAAAAATCAGGATATGAAGATACCTATCACTTCTTGATGTCAAAATTCGGACCAGATAAAATCGGATCGATGATAAAGCTATTAGGAAGGCCTTTCATAGACTGGTCTATACAGAATGGAAAAAGCGCAGAAAGGCTATTCGAATGCAACTTCATAATAGCAGACTATGGTGGAAAGCTAGATTCAGAATCAGATCCTATAATAATAGGAATGACAATAATAGGCAAGCTGAAAGAGATTCTAAATAGATAAGGGATATTTCATTTTATATATAGAATATGGCAAGCTTCAATTTTACAGACTTCTATTTAGGTTATCCAGGACATCCAAGATTCAGAGACAAAGCACTCATCGAAGACGAAGTATTGAGAGTAATCGTGCAGAAATGGGAAATGATACTATTCACGAACAAAGGAGAGTTATTCTTCGATCCAGAATTCGGAGGCGATCTACCAGTTTATCTACATGAAACAAAATTATCAGCGGAAACGATAGAAGAAGAACTCAATATTCAAATAAGCACATATATACCAGAAATATCAGGAATAGACTATATTCTAAAAGTTACTTTTTTAGAACATCCGGAAAGATTCGAAGAAGTGATGGAAGTATTCTTCCAGATAAAAGACCTAGACGTATATCTAGTCGTAGCGTAGAATCTCGTTTAGATAATCGACGAATCTCATCACATATCTTTCTTTTATCTTCTTAGGAAGATCCTTATACGATACTCTGTCGGTCCAATCTTTGTTGAATACCCATTTCATGCCTTTAGGCGCTTTCTTTTTGGATCCGTACTTCCTTCTCATCGCATAAATGTATCTGAATTGCTGTTTTGATTTGGCAGGCATATCGAATGAAATTTTTCTATCCTATCGGACAATGCTTGGCAGAATAGACATATTTCCTGTTCATCCTAAGCCTTACGCCCATCGCTACCGCAGCAGTCTCTATATCTTCGAGACACTCTCCGTCTGCTCCTCCGACCAGCACGACGTCTCCAAGCTTTCCGATTCCCTCATTTAGTGTCTGTGCTTCGCACAACTCCTGAAAAAGCTCATGTAGCCTCTTAGGCATATGATACCATTTGTGATTGTTTCCGATATAGACCAGAAGAGTTCCTTCTTTCGTAGGAAAGACATCTCCTTTTTTTATCTCGCTAGAATCTTCCTTTTCGCTGATTTCTCTATACACGTCTTCGCTCAAGACGTTTTTATAAAAATCCGCGTCTACGTCATAGTTATATCTCTTTTCGATAGGCTCTTCCTGGTTAGGAAAATCATAGAGATCCGAATGGTCGGGAACAGAAGGATCCAAATCGTACAGATAGTCTTTGTCGACGTTCTTTCCATCAACATGGTTGTCCCATATCTGATAAACTCTTTTGAATCTTTTGCAGTATTTTTTCAAAGCATCCACATAAGCTTCGGTAAAGTACTTATTGAATGATTTTTGAACATCCACTATGATCAATATATCTTCCTTTCCATGGCTTTCGAATGTCTTCAGGTATCTCATATTCTATATATTAATTTCCTTTTCGAAAACTATCTCCACCGAGTCGTTGCCTATCCATTCGATAAACTTACATGCATATCCAGCGCCGAAAGCCGAGAGCCTTTCGTTTATGGAATTCCTTATATCGACGGCTTTGATCGCCGCTTCTTCTCCGATTAGAAAAACACATATCTTCAGATACTTTCCATCTTTCAGTGCATCATCGACACAATCTTTAGACGGAAAGGCACGCATGCTATTATCTCGTTCGATGCGGTCAGAAAGGACTTTGAAAATCGAAGAAAACTGTTCACTGTCGTATTTGCTTCCGTCCCACCTATTTTTTTGATTAATAGAAGATATGCCAAGATATATTTCGAATTCGCAGAATACACCACAGTCCTCGATACACATCTGAACTATGTCTCTAAGCTCGAAAGGATCTATTCCCCATGTCTCTTCCGCGAGCCTCTCATCATGTATGCTTTCAAAAAGCTTTATGTATTTCATCGTATTAAAAATGCTTTGATAGTATAAAATCGACGGCTTTGATTTCTTTGCCATAATTTATTATGTCGAACTGATCGGATGATTGGTCCATAAGCTCTTTGAGTCGGAATCGCCATTCAAGCAATTTATCCATATCACCCGGTTCGAATTTATTCCTTACATACCCTTTATAAGTAACGGTATTTATGAAATCCAACTCTTTGAATCCCTCGAATTTCATTAAATATCTCATATTCATTACATATATATTAAAAAAAAATCCACCTAAATTGGTGGATTCTTTTTCTATTAAATATTTATTAGGCCGGAAGTTCTTCTTCTCCTTGTCCTTCTTCTTGTCCTTCTTCTTCTTCTTGACCTTGCGCCTGTCCTTGACCTTGCGCCTGTCCTTGACCTTGTGCCTGTCCTTGACCTTGCGCCTGTCCTTGACCTTGCGCCTGACCTTGTCCTTGTGCCTGACCTTGTCCTTGTCCTTGTGTCTGACCTTGACCCTGTCCTTGTGGTTCTTCAAAATCTCCCTCTTGTGCCTGTCCTTGACCTTGCGCCTGTCCTTGACCCTGCGCCTGTCCTTGAGTTTGTCCTTGAGTTTGTGCCTCACCTTGACCTTGAGTTTGTGCCTCACCTTCAGTCTGTACCTGTACCTGACTTTGTCCTTGTGCCTGACCTTGACCTTGAGCACCACCCATTAGAGCGTTTCCTGGTATCTTCTCCACATCCGTGTTGTTTAGAGTGATATACTTAACGATTTCCTCCGCGATATCTACGTCGCCAAAAAACTGACGTAGGTTTTTACCTGTTGTATCTTTAACCTTCTTAACATAAGCATTTATCAAAGATTGAGGTATGTCTATCATAGTCTTGACCTTATAGATATCGTTCACTTGAAGAACAGATTCCTTGATTATCTCTTCCCTGTTTTTCAGAACTCTGAACTTTTCAAATTTCCTGATATGTTTCATTTTTGTCTTTATTTTTTATATCTATATATATTAACGATAAAATACCGTTTTTTTTCTGTTTTAGTCCTTTATCTTTATGTTATTGACCACCTCTATGGTATCCTTCATACATTCGCTGTATACTTTGACGCTATAATAAGGTCTGAACTTCAGTAGACCCCATAGATATTTCTTTTCCCAGTCTTTATATAGAAAAGTAGTAATGTTATCTTTGAATTCTTTATTGGTGAATGATATGGAGTCCTTTTCTACATATCCAGAGAAATCATAGCATTTTTCTTTTATAGAAAAGAAGCTTCTTTCAGAAACGCTGTCTATCTTCAATACGGTAGAAGTTACCACAGAATCTCTGAATCGGTATCTGGTATCCACGATATTGGTTATTCGCTTGGACTTTATATCCAAATATTTGGCGAGAGAATCATATTTAGGATACAAATCTCTAAGCTCTCTTACAGTAAGCTCTTGCTGACGAGCATTGTCTTTGATTATCGCCATAATATTGTTCCTATATCGAAGGCTTTCTTCTCTTTCATGCCTGTATAGCCTGAAAACCACCAAAAGAGAGCAGAAAAGAACGACTACCGCAATGGCGAGAGAAATCATTATCCTATTTCTTATCATAAAAATGAATATTTTTTAAAGTATATATATTGGTATATATCAAAATATTTTATATATATTTGTAAAATAAAAAACCAGGCATGAAATACGAAAGACTCATCTGCTTCGACTTCGACGACACATTGTTTCACACACCGCTTCCAGAAGAAGGAAAAGAAATCTGGAAAGAAAAAACCGGAACGGAATGGCCACATAGAGGATGGTGGGGAAAGCCAGAATCAATAGACGACGAGATATTCGACATTCCGAAAAACGAATGGACATACGAAAGATATCTGCAGGCCGTAGCGGATCCTGACGCGTATGTCATATTGGCAACAGGAAGATTGGAAAAAGTTCCAGGAATGAGAGATAAAGTACTGAAGCTTTTGAGAGAAAACAACATAGAATTCGACGAGGTACATCTTAACTGGGGAGGAGACACTTTCATATTCAAATGCCATCTATTGGAACAGACGATTTCGAAGCTTGGCGTTCCAGAGCTCATATTCTATGACGACAGAGAAGAACATCTTCCTAAGTTCGTCGAATGGGCAAAATCACAAGACATAAAAAGCACTATTGTAGACGTAGTCAGAAAGACGGCGACAACAGTTCAAGGATCTTCTATATAATAAAAAAAAAATAAGAAAAGGGCCATGGGCAAAGTAAAAGAAAAAGTAGAGTCAAAAGTAGAAGAAATACTATCTAAGCCATATAGGCTGGATCTACACAATGACGACTTCAATAGTTTCGATTGGGTAATAACATGCCTGATGAAGATATGTGGACACGAGCAAGAGCAGGCGAACCAATGCGCGCATATAGTACACTTCAACGGAGTATGCGACGTTAAATACGGAGACTATGAGACTATTTCAGAAATGAAAGAAAAACTTCAGAACGCAGGCCTTTCGGTCACTATGGAAGCAAACTAGTATCATTTGGACCCAAACCACAAATTACCGCCTGATTGTTTGGGCCTGTTGATATATTGCCTTCTTGCCTTCAACACCTGACCATAGTCGAGTCCTTCTACAAAGTCTATTTCTTTTAGACACTCGTTGACATAGGACATAAACTCTTTGGGACTATATTTATTTCCCCATTCTTCCGCCATTTCCCTAAACTCAGGCTTTGAGAATATAGTGGTGGAGTTGACTATAGTCATCACGGTATCGTCATGCCCGACATCGGCGGCATATCTCACGTTTCCAGCATTGGTGACATGCTTGACGAATGTCGTTATCTCTCTTATATTGTCCTCGTTTGTTATGAAGAAGCTCTTTCCATACATGAGATCTTGATAGTCTTTGACCATAAGATTCTTGTTTTCGCCTACTTTCAGCCCTATCTTTTCTTCAGAAGCGTCTATTCTATGCTTGTATCTCACGAAGACAGAAGATCCATAATTGTTGTTGCCATCGAAAACATGCGGCATTTCGGCCAAAAGAGTGTTTCCGTAGTTGTTTAGCTCAAGAACCACTTTGACGTTTTCAGGATTTAGATACTCGAATACTATAAGATACAGAAGCTCGGCGAGCTGCTTGACAGAAATAAAGTTGTTCCTATATATTCCTATCTGCTCCAGCCTGAAGAAGTCTACGACAGATTTGTATTTATGCTTCTGAGACTCTATCACCTCGATAGGCTTCTCGGATATCCTGAATATGTTTATTATGGAATAGTCCTGTCCAAGGCCTTCTGATATATCCACCGAAAGAACATATTTGTAGTCCTTCCTCCTGACAGGAACGAACGAATCTTCGTCGTCGATCCATTTAAGATCCTCATAAGAGAACTTGAGCTTTGAACCTATCTCGTATATCTCTTCATGCACATAGTTCTTTTTGGATTTAAGAAGCTCGTCTATTATAGACTCAGACAGTAGAGACTTGCTAGAGTTTATGAATCTCAATCCATACTCCTGATTGAACGCGTCTTCTCCTCCAATGTCTTTGACCGCCTCGTCTTTCCAGGTAGTGACTTCGGCGACCGCCAAAATTGATGTCTGGTATCCGTTGGAGTCCAAAAAAGAAAACTCTCTCACTTCATCGCTTGTGCAGCGATCGTTGTTGAATACATGTATGACGTCTTTCTGCTGGTCCATATTGAACTCCATCTTGATATTGGTAAGATGTCCGAATCTCTCCTTAACGAACGCGAAAATTTCATCTTTGGTGACGCCATGCTGATACAGCTTGTGAGAATTGAGCCTTATATAGGATACGAATCTTCCTGGAACCTGATACCAATATACGCGAAGCGGCTTGTAGTTGTTCTTCAGAGGATCTCCGTCAGGCCTTTCCGCGTCCGTAAGAAGCCTATGGAACAGGTTCATTCCGTTAGGAGTCGATGTTATGATGATTTTCGAGTTCTGGACGGCGGAAACCGTAGGAAACGCGGCCGTATAGTATGGCTCTATGATGTTCGAAGGAATATGCGCGAACTCATCGAGATAGAGAACGTCGATGGTAAAACCGATCGCAGGAGTCTTGGAACGGGCAGAAGTCTTGATGCGGCATCCATTCTCGAAAGTAAGAGACTTCTGGTTCCATGTCTTGACCCCAGGTTTCAAGAAGAAAGGCAACAGAGTGTATATAGACTTAACTTTATCCACGATCTCGATGGCCGTATCTCCTTTGTTGGCGACGATCATCACGTTCTTGTCGTTGCTGAACAATATCGTGTGCAGTATGAATATGGCAGATGAAACGGTCTTTCCTACCTGCCTAGAAGCCATGAGTATGTTGAAACGGTTGTTGACGAAATTGTCGAGTATCTCCTTCTGGTAGTCTCTCAGAAGTATAGACCCGACAGATCCGTCTTCTCTCTTCGTCTTGCAGTATTTTTCGGTAAAGTAGTGTATGTCGAGAGCGCATCTCACGTATTCTTGCTGTTCGTCGGCAGACATCCTGAAAGAGACGCCCGCCCTGCGGATCCCCACTTCGCTTTTGAGCCATGGATTCTGGTATCTCTTGACTACTATACCATCATTTATCTTATCTGTCGCCTCTTCGACGATCTTGCTTGTGAAGACCATCTGTCTTTCGACTTCGTTTGGTTTGACTGTCATTAAGACAATTTAATTTTATGTATATATAAAATAGAAAAGTGGAAAAAATACACTTTTTTGAAATTATATATACTCTATGGGAAGGAAATCAGGAATAAACAAAGTAAAGGCGGGATTTTCTATAGACATAGAAACCTACCAGCAGTTCGAGAGATACTGCGAAGAGCACTCTATAAACAAATCCAAGCTAATAGACAAGATACTGAAAGGATTCCTAAAGAAAGAGGCAACAAAAAACACTATAGCACAGAATGTCTAAATCGGATAAAGAAAAGAACAGGATACAAGACGAATTCGACATGATACAGTCGGAAAGCGGAGATTTCGACTTCTCCAAGCATTTGGCGAAACCAGAAGATCTTCCTGACCTGGGAGAAATAGAGATATACGACTACGATTCGGACCTCACGGTGGCAAGCCAGCAGGCGATGGACGTATTGGAGCCGCTGGTGGACCTATATCTAGGAGATGTGCCCAAGCTGAAGGAGCATCCATATATAAAGAGCAAGATGAAGGAAGACGCAATGGTGTACGCAGAGGCCATCTTTCTAGCCAAGATGACCAGGAAGAATCTTCTAACCCAGATGAGACAGGTAGACAACGGAGACAATTCCGCGAGAATGCACGAAGTGGTCAACCAAACCGTAGGACAGATAAGAGAAAACTCGAAGTTTCTTTCAGGACAGAAAACCGAGCTCGAAAAATTCTACAAGACTCTAAGAAAAGACTTAGGATATAACGAAATAGAGCCGGAGCAGCCAAATATAGAAGAGCAGTCGGAATCCGCCAAGGCGGATGGAGAGATCACAGACAACAGGAGGCTCAACGATATGATAAAACAGGCTATGATGAACAGAGAACAGGGCAAATAATATCCTATCTCTTCCAGCAAAAGGCCTCGAAAGTCCTTATAAGATTATGCAATTCCAGCTTTGTCTTTTTGAACACCAGACGGTTGGACATGTTTGGAGTTACCAGCACGGAAGAAAGAATCGGCTTTTTTTCCAAAATCAAACGCTTGATTTCTTCTCTTATTGATTCCGATGTATTTCCAATGGCCAATTTGAGCAGATCGTTTATGCTAGATGAATTTTCGAAGGATCCAGAATCTTCGTCGTAGTAGAATATCTCATCATACTGCGCGATATTCTCGTCAGAAAATCTATCATCGTCTGTTCTTTTGCCAACAAGGTGCTGCAGAAGAAGCCTCGTCTTTTTGTGCGAGATGGCATCGTCGTCTCTTTCATAGAAAGTCTCAGAGATAAAATAGTATTTTTTTACAGATACTCCTACATCTTCGAGCTTTTCTTCTATTTTGGAGATCATCTTCTCATAATTATGCTTGGCATTTTTGGAACATATGAAATATATGTCGTCCTGCGAGTTTTTAAGCGGCGCCAATATATCAGCTGCGATCTTAAACTCCAATGATTCTATAATATCTTGATCCATATATTCTCTCATCGAGAATCCAAGATTTGAAACATCAGATTTGAGCCTTTTGCATCTGATCTTCAGGTCTCCTATCATTTCTTCGGGAATCCAATAGTCTTTTCCCGCGAACTTTATCTGGTTTCCCTGTCCTTTGTATATTCCGCTTCTTATAAGATTGAATTCATGTTCAGATATCTTCATAACAGGAAACTTAGGACTCTTTCGATCCACTATCCAGACTTTCGCGTCCGAAGAAACTATTGCGTCTATGTCAAAAAAGTGAGCTTTCATCTATCTGTAATTGGTTATTCTATATCTTATCTGATGTGGCATTCCGTCGAACCTTCCGCCTTCGTACTCCTTTGTATTCCATGTGACGCCGCCGCTGAGGTCCGAATCAAAGCTTTTGCATTTAGGACACTGAACCGGAGAATCTTCTTCTTTCGACCCTTCAGGCAAAGAATATTCGAATAGCGCCTTGCACCAAGGATTGCAGCATATTCTATCCATCATCTAATATTTTTTTGTATATATTAAAAAAAGAAAGCTGTTATTTGTCGACAAATTATAATATATTTGTCGAATGGAAAACACAGACGCCATACTTC